GCTTGGATGGCACCAGTCGATCAACCACATGAGAACTTCGTGTTCCCAGAAGAAGTGTTGCCAAGAGGCAACGCTCTGTGATATAATACGGGGGTCAAGCGACCCCCTTTTTCATGGAGATTAAAATTTACACTAGCACTGGTTGTGGATACTGTTCTAAAATAAAAGAACTTCTTCGACGAGTTGACCTTGAGTACACTGAGTACAGACTGGGGCAAAATTTCACTAGGGAAGAATTTATTGAAATGTTTTCTGATGCTACTGGGTATCCTCAGATGACTATTGATGGACAAAATATTGGTGGTCTTACTGACTCCGTTAAATATTTTGTGGAAAATGGTATGATTTCATCTAAGAAAAAATAATGGGTCAGGATTTGAAGATAAATAAAGGTGTGGAGCTAATGCTCAGGAGGGATGCCAAAGAACCCGAACCCGAAACAAAGGGGTTCAAATTTCACCACAGAGTAAACCTCCTAAAGAAAAAATTTAACTTTAAAATTGAATTTACTTGGGAGGAAGATAGTAACTAAGGAGTATTACTATGACAACCCCCGTAATTTTGTTCTTCTCGACTTTAATCACAGCATTGTTTTTCATTGTGGGTGTTACAATTGGGTGGACAGCAAATGATTTCCTGTATAATATGATGGCAAAAGATGATGTCCTTCACCCAGAAATGTATGATGAAGATGGTATGGTAATTAATGAAGAACTTTATTCTGTGAAATTTATTAACGAAGAGGACGAGGATGATTATTATTGACATGAATCAGATTATGATTAGTAATCTGATGGTCCAGTTGAAAAATCAAGAACTTAATGAGGACCTGGCACGACATATGGTCTTGTCCTCATTGCTTTCTTACGAGAGTCAATACAAAGATGAGTACGGTGAGGTTGTATTAGCATACGACAGCAAACATTATTGGAGGAAGGAAGTATTTCCTTACTACAAACAGAATCGAAAGAAAGACAGAGAAAAATCTAACCACAACTGGTCTAGTATTTTTGAAGTCTTGAACATGATTCGTGACGAGATCAAAGAACATTTTCATTTCAAAGTTCTGGAAGTACACGGAGCAGAAGCTGATGATGTAATCTCTACTCTGTGTAAGAACAAAGGTACTCAAAAAGTTCTAATTCTTTCTGGCGATAAAGACTTCATTCAACTTCAAAAGTATCCTGGAGTGAAGCAGTTCAATCCGATCATGAAGAGAGAAGTTACTCACGATGATCCTTACACATATGTTAAGGAGCACATCATCAAGGGTGATAAGTCTGATGGAATTCCCAACTATCTGTCACCTGATGATACTTTTGTTGTCGGTGTGAGACAAAAACCTATTAGCCAAAAGAATCTTGCTAAGTGGGTAAAAGAATCTCCTGGTCAGTTCTGTCAGTCAAAAGAAACTCTATCAAATTACCAGAGAAACAAGAGACTGATTGATTTTGATTGTGTTCCTACTGAGATTGAAGATCAAATCATGGATCTTTACAACTCTCTAAATAATAGTGAGAAGCAACCACCACTAGAGTATTTTCAGCGTCATAAGTTGAACACTCTAATGGAAAAATATTTCTTTCGTACCCCGACTACATTTACAAAATGAAACTACTTATTTCTGAAGTGCTCCAAAAGGTGAGTAATGCCAAGACGAAAGCACAAAAAATTAAACTACTACATGAGCACAACACTCCTGCTCTTAGATCTATTTTGATCGTCAACTATGACGAAAGCGTAGTGTCTATGCTGCCAGCTGGTAATGTTCCTTACGAAGCAAACGATGCTCCTGCTGGTACAGAACATACGGTACTAGAGCAAGAGTATCGTAAATTGTATCTGTTCTTTAAAGGTGGATCGAATTCTCTTAAACAATCTAAGCGAGAGTCTTTGTTCATTCAAATGCTAGAGGGACTTCACAAGAGTGAAGCAGAAGTTCTATGTCTAGCTAAGGATAAAGAACTTGGTAAGAAGTATAAACTAACCAGAGCATGTGTTGAAGAAGCATTCCCCCAAATTAAATGGGGAGGTCGTTCCTGATGGGGAAGGGTGTAAGGATGATTCATAGGGATTGTGATCCTAGTCTTGCTCAAGATAGATCACTTCCCTGTACTGCTTTTTTAGTGGAGTATATTGAAGGTGAAACAACTCATTGGGACATTGTAATGGCTGGTAAGCGAGTAGATATCTTTGATGAGTATTGGGATAAATATAGAGAGAACCTGATTACTTTTACACAAACTGAGGGTAGAAGTAATCCCAAACTTTGGAACCCACCTAAGAAATGACATGGAAATTACGCCACAAGAAAAAAGAATTTTACAAGAGGTAGTGCCGTCAAAACGTCAGACGTTTTGTATTCTTTTCTGGAAAATGGCAGAAGGACCTAGAGCAGAAAAGAAAGTTTTGATGAGAATCAATTCTAACGGAGTTCCTGTGTCTACAAAAAAATATTCGGAAGTGTTTTTCTTTGATGACGTTAGACATACGTTAGTTTTTGCTCAGCATTTATTAAAAAATGGATATGATGTTAAAGTACATAAGTGTAATCGTAAAGGTAAAGATGGTTTTTGGTTGACGTAAATGGGAGATCATTTTTTATTAAACCTTTACGGGTGTGACGTAGAGAAGTTAAACAACGAAAAATTTCTAGTAGAAATGTTTGAGCAGGCAGTCATCGAAGGTAAGATGACCCTGCTCAATTTAATCACACATAAGTTTGAACCACAAGGTATCACAGCAGTAGCTCTGTTGTCTGAGAGTCACATCAGCATTCACACTTGGCCAGAAGATGGTTCTTGTGCTGTTGATGTATACACTTGTGGAGGTAATGCCAGACCTCGCCTAGCATGTGACTACATCATCAAGGAACTGGATTGCCAAGACCCTAGGGTCACTCATGTTAAGAGAATTTAAACTGTATCAACCGACACAGTTGTCATCGTATAGATAGTATGGTATAATTACCATACGTTCATCCCGCTCTCGGGCGGGACGCAAGTAAGTCGCGGAACGGAGCGTTCATCCTATGCTTTCATTAGCACTCATCTTTTTTAGTCATGTCCCAGTGGAGAATTATCTTCGCTGTGATGACTATGAATGGTTGAAGGAGGGACTACAAGAGACAACTCTCTTCACTCCCTTTGAGAAGGCTGATATTCTTATCCATTGGATGGAACATACAGACCCTCAATGCTTTGAAGCACAGGACGCACACGACTGAAGGAACGGGTTTTAATTAACTCATTTCTTTAGGAGTACCTACAATGAACACACTAACTCTCATCAAAAAGCAGATCCAGAAGCAAGCAGCACTTCATGATGCTCAAATTGCTATGACTACCTATCGTGGTGTCAAGTATGAGTGTCAGCAAGGCGGCGAAGAAGTTCATGGAACTTTCTGCTACCGTGGTCACACTTATAACAAGTGATATGGATTATCGATATCACTTTGATGATATGGATAATGATAACAGACCGCCGTCATGTTACCAACTAAAATATAGGGGAGTAACGTACTGGTCTTGCTATAAAATACACTTGCGAGAATACTTTGATCAACTTTTAAAAGTTGAACCAACGTATAACAGGAGGGGTTGACGCCCCTCCTTTTTTTGTGTATAATTGGTAAAACTGTACACATATATGGACAGACAAAAACTAAAACTTATCGTTAAAAACCTGGAGTTATTGGTTGACAGTTTGAAGTCCGAAGTTTATTCGGATACCGATGCTTACAAACCTAGAGAAGAAAGGTTTGGATTTAACTATGATGAAGGAGATGACGATGGCTACCCAGACTAACCAACCACAATCACTCAAGCAATATATTAAGTGGCTACAACAGGCAGTTGATAAAGGACACTTGTATGACAGCGAAGAGTATGCTAGAATCAAGAAGGAGTTGTATCAAGCAAAACAACTTCGTAAATTAGTACATGCTAGAGAACGTTCACTTTATGGATTTGGATACATCGATGGACCAGTCACCAGTTCGCCTGATATCAGTGACTCCCGAAGCGGAGAAGACGATGGGGTACGTAGCGAGAGTGTCGAACCCGAACAACCAGGAGAACCCGAAGGTAGCGGGACTCCTTAGTTACTGTATTAAGCACAACCACTGGTCTGTGTTTGAGCAAGCGTTCATGACCCTGGAGATCTCTACCACCAGAGCAATCGCTGCCCAGATCCTGCGCCACCGTTCGTTCACATTTCAAGAGTTTTCCCAGCGGTATGCTGACAGTTCTTTGTTAGCAGATGAGATCCCTTTGTTTGATCTTCGCCGTCAAGATACAAAGAATCGTCAGAATAGTATTGATGATGTTGATGCTTTCACCAAGCAGGAACTTGAGATTACTGTTCAGCGACACTTCCAAAGTGCCATGGATATCTACAAGCAAATGCTTGACCTTGGTATTGCTAAAGAGTGTGCCCGCATGGTGCTTCCTTTAGCAACACCAACTAAGATCTATATGTCAGGCTCTGTTCGTTCTTGGATGCACTATATAGATCTACGGAGTGCCCATGGCACCCAGAAAGAACACATGATCATTGCTGAGGCATGTCGTGAGATCTTTAAAGAACAGTTCCCTATTTGTGCTGAAGCACTGGAGTGGTAATGCCTACGTATCCTGTTAAGAACTTGAAAACTGGAGAGACTAAAGAACTCTCCATGACTATGAAAGAATACTGTGACTGGAAGGATGCTAATCCTGACTGGGATAAGGACTGGTCACAGGGTTGTGCTGGTGTCGGAGAAGTCGGAGACTGGCGTAACAAAATGAATAAGACTCACCCAGGTTGGGGAGAGCACATGAAAAAAATGGCAAACATGCCTGGTTCAAAAGTAGAGTGGTAACTTATGCCTAGAGGAAGAAACAAAGCTCCTGGAGCAAAGATGTCTGCTAAGCAGATGAGAAGGAAGAAGCCTATCAATGAGGACTATCTTCTTAATATCGAACCACTTACTGACAATCAAACAGTGATGTTCGATGCTTACGAAGCAGGTAAGAATCTATTTGCTTACGGTTGTGCTGGTACAGGTAAGACATTTGTTGCTCTGTATCTAGCACTACGTGATGTTCTCAGTGAGAACACACCTTATGAGAAAGTTTATCTTGTGCGTTCACTAGTTGCTACGAGGGAGATTGGATTCCTTCCTGGCACTCACGAAGACAAAGCATCTCTATACCAAATTCCTTATAAGAATATGGTAAAATATATGTTCGAGATGCCTGATGACAACTCGTTTGAGATGCTCTATGAGAATCTTAAAGCACAAGAGACCGTATCGTTCTGGTCTACCTCATTCCTCCGTGGTACTACACTGGATAACTCCATTGTTATCATTGACGAATGTCAGAACCTGAACTTCCATGAACTTGATAGTATCATCACCCGTTGTGGTCAAGATACTAAAATCATTTTCTGTGGTGATGCTAGACAATCCGATCTTCAAAAATCTAATGAGCGTACAGGTATCATTGACTTCATGAAGATCATTCAAAGTATGGAAGAAGACTTCCAGATGATTGAGTTTGGTATCGAAGACATTGTTCGTTCTGGTCTTGTCAAGAACTATCTCATTGCTAAACTTAACCTAGGATTCTAATGCTTTTTAATCATGTAGGGATTGATAATCCTGTTGAGATGAACACAGTTACAATCGATGGGAAAAGATATTATGTTACCCCTGAAGGTAACAAGTATCCTTCAATCACTACCGTGATTAGTAACAACTCCAGAAAGCAAGCTAGTCTTGCTAAGTGGAGAGCACGTGTAGGCAAAGAGAAAGCTCAGGGTGTCTCTACTCGTTCAGCAACTAGAGGCACCCGCTACCACAAACTGGTAGAAGATTATCTTAATAATGAACTAGACAAAACTAAGTACCAGGACATGCCATTGCCTTGGTTCATGTTCAATACATCACAAAGAATCCTGGACCGTATAAATAATATATACCTACAGGAAGCAGCACTTTATTCTGACGTGCTCAAGATCGCTGGACGTGTTGACTGTATTGCCGAATTTGATGGAGTCTTATCTATCATTGACTTCAAGACATCAGCGAAACAAAAACCTGAAAAATATTTGTTGGACTATTACGTTCAAGAATGTGGCTACGCTTGTATGCTTCAGGAGTTGTACGGTCTAACTGTACAACAATTGGTGACTATTGTAGCAACCGAAGAGGGAGATCCACAGGTGAGTGTGGTCCGCCCTAAAAAAGAATACTTAACTTTGTTACAAGAGTACATCCAAGAATACCAAGATAAACATGCCGAAAGATCTGGAGGATAAATTTATGACGACTGCGAAGTTCTCGCAGGAAGTGGAGAAGGTAGCATTTGAAAACGAAATGAATTACATTGATGCTATTGTTTTTTATTGTGAGAAAAATGAAATTGAGATTGAATCTGTTCCTAAGCTGATTAGCAAACCACTTAAGGAAAAACTTAAGTATGATGCCCAGAAGTTAAACTTCATGAAGAAAACAAGTCGAGCTAAGTTGTTACTACTATGAGTAATTTCTTTCAATCAGAAATGGTAAGAGGAGATCTCCAAGAGATGATGGAGCTCCAGCGTTATTGTTTCCAAGCAGCACATGCTTTTCCTGTTTTAAGTAACGAGAAAAAGATGGAGTACTTTAATGTGCTTGAGGAACTTATTGAAAAACAAAAGATCTTTAATGCTAGGTTGAGTCTTAGTGATGATCCTGAAGCAAAGGACATGGTAGAGAGCATGAAGATGGCTGCTATCATGCTGGGTGGAGATGCCAATATGTCCATTGGACAGATCTTCGATGATCTTCTGTCCAAGGTCGCCCAGATGAAGGACAAGTTAGAAAGTGGCACAGGGGATTGACTCCCGACCCTGTGCCAGTGTATTATGTATGAGTGGTAGGGATCACACAACCACAATCCGAAACAATCCGAGGTAATCCGAATGTCATTTGCAGATCTAAAGCGCAAGTCCCAGAACAACTTCCAATTCCTCCAGAAGGAACTGGAGAAGTCCAGCACCGAGAAGAGTGGTGCCGACGAACGACTCTGGAAGCCCGAACTTGACGCTAGCGGTAACGGTTATGCCGTCATCCGCTTCTTGCCCGCTCCTGAAGGGGAGACGGTGCCCTGGGCAAAGGTCTACTCCCACGCTTTCCAAGGTCCTGGTGGTTGGTTCATCGAGAACTGCCTGACTACCAAGGGTGACAAGTGTCCCGTCTGTGTCCACAATAACGGTCTGTGGAACAGTGGTATTGAGAGTGACAAAGAGGTTGCTCGTAAGCAGAAACGTAAACTGTCTTACTATAGTAACATTTACGTGGTAAAAGATCCCAAGAACCCCGAGAATGAAGGCAAGGTCTTCCTGTATCGCTATGGTAAGAAGATCTTTGACAAGATCATGGCAGCAATGCAACCCGAGTTCCAAGACGAGACTCCCGTCAACCCCTTCGATCTCTGGGAAGGTGCTAACTTCAAACTGAAGATCAAGACCGTTGCTGGTTACTGGAACTATGACTCCAGTGAGTTCGATCGTGTCGCTGCTCTGTCTGCTGACGACGATGAACTCGAAGCAACCTGGAAGCAAGCATACTCCCTGGAGGAGTATACTTCTGACAGTCAGTTCAAAGGTTACGAAGAGCTGGACACCCGTCTGAATGCTGTTCTGAACGTTGCTCCCCGAGTGGCAGCAGTCCAG